TCCATAACATTACGAAATATTTTTGCTTGAAATCCAGCTTTACCAAGTGTCCTACCAGCATCAGATGCATCAGCAGCAAAGAGTGCTGCAATGTCAGAGTCGGTAAGATTATACTTTATTTTTACGTCGTTTATTTCTTTAGATAATGCAGAGGAATCCAGACCCTTTTGCTTCAATGTTTCTATGGTACGAGCAATACCATCAGATATACGCTCACCATCTCGTAATCCCCCACTCTTCTTTAGCAAATCAACGCCAAATGCTAGAATGCGGTCTGATTTTTCACGAGAAAATTTTATGCCAAAATCAGGCTGCAATGTGCCAGCTTCGGCAGCAATTTGACTACCTATTTCTTGGCCTCTTGCTACTCTCTCTGGGTCAAGAGCATTTAGCCTACTACGAAACTTTTTTACTTCGTCTTTATTTTTACTGATAGTGCTGGCTGCAGCATCGTCTGCTTCACGTGCTAACTTACCCGCATTTTCTGTGGCTTCTTTGATAAGTTCTGGTGTGCCTTTATCTATAAATTTATGAAACCCAATCTTTAGACCTACAGGGACAAATGCACCTGTAGCACCCAACGCAGTGGACAAAGCTGCTTCAGTGGCAGAGATACCCTCTCTGACCTCAATGGTATCCTCTACATTCTGTTGCGCTATATTTTGAAACAGTGCGCCGGATGCTTCTAGTGCGACAGCGGACTTGATAGGATTGGCTGCAGCGAATGTGGCCGCACGAGCAGGTGCACTTGCCAAGGCTTGCACAGAAGTTGAGATAGGTTTTTTAGCTAGGTTGGAAAGAACATTGCTGATGAGTAGTTTGTTTGTGGCAGCGACAGCTTGTCCAGCGACTTTGCCACCACCCGGTATAAGCAAACCAAGCAATGTAGAGGGTGCGGTTGCTATGCCCTCTGCATAGTCACCCAAGGCTGTACCAAAGGAACCCATGCTATTAAAAGCGGCAGAGCCGGAGCCAAAGTATGGCAACGCACGATAGGCTTGATACAGATTTTTGTAGTCGGTTAGTTCTTGAATATTTTCATCTGCTTGTAGTGCAGACACATATCCATAGTCTTGAATTGCCGTTAATTCATTAGTGTCTAGTGAACGAAAGTGTTCTAGCACTTCGTCAATAGCTTCTTCTTCCTCTAATTCTTCGGAGCTAAAGTTCAGGTGATTTACACCAAAACGAACAGCAGCTTGACGCAACTCCTCATTAGACTTAAAATCTTGATAAGTAAAGTCTTGTAAGTCTTGGTTGTCCATAAGGCCAACGCCCTGTATGGGGGCAGACATATCAATGTCTGCAGGACCAGTGCTTGACCTAGAAATAGACTTAATGCCAGACTGTTGAGGTGTAGTTACCGACTGTGGAGTAGCACCTCCTGAACGAGATACGCTTTTGATTTCCATATTTAATCACCGATAATTGCAACATGACCATTGTAATTTACAGCCTGTTTGCCAATATCGTCTTCATTCAAAGCAGCAGAGGAGTTTACAATGTCTTCTGTGATGTCAAATATTTTGTAGCCCATAGCTGTCATAGTAGCTTCTGAATCTACACCAAACATGTTCTCTTGCTGAAGACCATCAATGAAGTCTGCGGCAGTACGCGCAGATGCAGCTTGAACTTTTTCTGTGTACTCTGGCTCGTACTTGGATATCAGCACACCGGACTCTGACGTGCTAAATATAGCACCTACACCAAAATCACCACCAGCAGACATGTTGTTAAGTTCACCTTCAAGACGAAGGTTGAAGTTTACACGAGTTTCGCTGCCGGTAAAGCCGGGGTCACTGATGATACCACTACGGATGCCATAGTCACGTAGATTATCAATCTTGGTGTTCAGAGCATCTACCTTAGTTTGGGTTTGCATCATAGCAGTTTCATCAAGGCCACCTTCAGCAATCTTTTGCTCAAGCATGAAACGCTGAGACAGGGCAGCAGAGTAAGCATCCTTGATATTCAAGGTCATTGCATCGTCGCTATCAAACTTGAAGTCAGGAACACTAACACGTGTGGAGATGGTCTCCTGTGGCTGCGCAAGCCCATACTCCTGCATGTACTCGCGGTAGGTTTCTTGGTCAATACCTTCAATGTTTTCAAACCGGCTGAACGACAGGTCAACCGGGTCAACTACAGCATTAGCAAGCTGTGCTGTGGTCATATCAGCAAACTGTTCTGGGCTGTATTCAGCAGTGGTGGCATACCAATCGTTTGCATTCTGTCCCAGCTTACGCGCTTCTGCAGCACGTGTTACGGCATCCTGTACGGCATAGACACCGCCACGTGCAATGCTGGCAGCAAGCGGCTTGTCATAG